GGGGAGCATCAGAAGCTTTTTTATCTGCCGCAGCTTTAGCTGCTTTACCTTCCGCTTGAGTCATTGCACGTTTAGCTGCTGCGTCTGCCATAGCTTTAGCATCAGAAGCTTTTTTATCTGCCGCAGCTTTAGCTGCCAGACCTTTTGCCGTGACGACGTACATACCATCCTTGTCGTATTTGGCATTGCCAAGTTTAACTTGTGCGCCTTCAAGCTGTTGACGAACATCATCACTTTGAGTACCGCCGCGAGTAGACTTTCTGTTTCTTGTTGTTTTGGCGTTTCCGTAACCATCATCTATATCTGGCATTATCTAACTCCTTTAGTTTCTAGTTAGCTTTTGAAAGCAAGCCGTTAGTAAGTAAACCACCGTTGTTAGTAAGATTACCTGTGTAGTTTTCAATCGGGGCGTAGTTGATTCTTTTGCGTTCTTCATCTCGTCTGGCCTGTTCCGAATCCGCTTCTCTTGTTCGTTGAGATGCCGCGTTGGTAAGCATCTGCAAAGCAGCGCCACTGACAAAGTCCGCAGCCGCTTCGTTTTTACCTAACCAGTCGAAAGCTGTTCCAACCTTATCAAAAACTGTATTCCAAAAGCTCATATTAAGATCCTGTTATGTTTTACTTTTAAATTCTTCGCTATTTTGTAAAATAGCCGTTAGCTCTGCGTCTGTCATACCGGTAGCCAAACGAGGGCCGTAGTAGTTCTGACCAGCTTCACCTGCGGGTCTACCTAAAACTCTCTGATAAAGATTATCAATTCTAGTCTTGTTATCTTCTACCCCAGCGGAGGGGAGTTTGGCCCAGTCTTTAGACCAAGTGGCTGAAGATGAATATAGTGTTTTCTGTGCTGTTAAATGACTGGTCAGCAGAGTCGCTTGGTCAGCCATCATCTTCGCCTTATCTTCTGCACTAATACCTTCTTTTACTTGAAGCTCTCCAACAGTTATTTGCGACTGACGAACAAGCTCACTGACTGACTGTAGGTATGCACCCCTAGTGTTAGCGTAAACCTGTGCGTCTAGCTTTCCAACGCCAAGGTCTGCATTCAACTTGGTTAGTTCAAGGCTGTTGGTTTGACCTAGTTTAGTTAACTCAGTCTGTAACTGATTCTGTAGCGTTACGTTTGCTGTTTGGTATTCATCTAATGTCTTTGCTGTTGCTACGGCATTGGTATGCTGTTGCGCCAGAGTCGTAGTCTGTTGTGTTCTGTCTAACGCTTTTTCATCTGTAGCAAAAGTCTGCTGATCGTTTTGCAACGATGTCTGTTGCGCTCGACCTAATGCGGCTTCGCCAGAGGCAAACGTATTCTGCCCTGTCTGCATTGAAGTTTGCTGTGACCGGTCTAATGCTTTTTCACCTGTAGCAAACGTATTCTGCGCTGTTTGCAGTTTTAGTTGGTTGGCTAGGTTTGCACCAAGAAGACCGCCAGGGTTTGTTGTATCTGCGTAAGCGCCCTTTCCTGTTTGCTGTTGGAAGTTCTGGTTAGATAATCCAAACTGGTTTGCCGCTGTTTGGTTAGTTAGCCCTTGTTTGTTGTAAGTTGCCGCGTCCTGTTGGGCCATCGGCATTGCCGTGGTAAGAACGGCTTCTTCCCCAGCTTGAACACCCATTGAGCTATTTAACAAACCCCTTGAGTTTGCTGCTTGTGCTGCTCTGGTTTTAGCCCGTTGCAACAAGGGTGAGTTTGAAGCGAGTATCTTGTCCATTTGGCCAGATACAGTTTCGTCTGCCGACACTATTGAGCGCGTGGCTGGGCCTGTAAGCGTTGACGGATTTATCGGATCATTTAGTTCAAGGGCCATATCGGCGCTCCTATTAATTGCTGAAGTTCATATACTGCCCACAGTTATAACGACCTATGGCCAAATGTTTAAAGTGGGTTTTTAATTTAGGTTAAGTTACTTCTTCTTCATTACACTTTCAGCTAAACCACCACCGAAATAAAACATTACTATTGAAAGCATAATCCAATCAATTTGAAACTCTTGAAGAATACCTTTAACGGCTTCAACATTTTGTCCTTGAAAAGTCATAATGATTACTAGGACATACGTTGATATATAAGTTACTGCGAAGAGTGTTGCGAGGATTCGCTGGGCGATCTTGAATGGGGCATAACTTTGCATAAGCTGTGTTTTTGCAGCAGTACGAGCCTCGATCATCTCAGTATCAGACGTGTGGAAAGAGTCGATCAGATCCATTCCTTTTGAGATTACATCTCCACTGCCAAATATATTACTGAGTATTCCCATATTAATACTCTCCTGACCGAATCATATTCGTGATGGTAACGGCTCTTGATCCAACTTGTTTAGCCCATCGACTATCTAGGAACTCTAATGCTGCCGTATCGTAGTCAACGCCATCCATCGCCGCTAAAGCTTTCTTAAACCCTTTCATTCGCGGAAGGCCAATGTTAAAACACAAGTCAATCATCGCATCTTTTCGTACTTGGTCTAATGAGTTAAACCAATCAAAGCTGCGCTGTAGCTCGCCATTTACACGTTTAATGTCATTGGCCAGAAGGTAGTCTATCTCATCGTTGGACAAGCCTATCCCTCCATCCTTGTCGATGTTGCGACCAACTCCAACAGTTATTTTGTTGGCAGAACATTCGTATGCGTGAGTCTCCACAGACTCATGCTTCCGTAGCATCTCTATTATCTTACTCATTTTGGTATGTCTCCACTAAAATACACCCAGATTGCGAAAGCTCCTGCGCCTAATATCCATACAGCTTTTTTAACGACACTCTCACCTACAACAGAATAAAAGCGTTGGTATGCTTTATCAGCCGCTAGTTCAGCAATCTCGTCTTTTTCTGCATCTGTTAAGTTGCTCATCGTTTTATCTCACATAAAATGCAACGCCGAAAGCGGCTGCTATTATTACTATTACAATGCCGAACGCCTTGATAGCTGCCGACAGGTTTTCGTCTAGTGCCTTTTGTCTTTTGATCTTCTCTCTTACTTTCGCCTGTTCTGCTTCTCGCAAGTCTCTTGTGTATTGTGCTTTAAATGCTAAAAAGTCTACCCACCCATGAAGTCGCTGCTTATTGAGCATAAATTTAAGGTCTGCTTCTTGTCTTGCAAGAGCCTCTTTGGCTTGGAAAGCCTCTAGGACATTTCCAGTACCAGTAGAAACTTGTTTTTGAATTGCTTTCTCAGCACCAAAGTATTTACCTAGTGCTGCACCTGCGTCTGCAATCTCTTTCCCATTGGAAAGGGTAGTTTTAATTACCTTAAAGGCAGCGTTAGCTATCATAAGCTCTGCTAGCATATCCACAACCTCTGAGAATAATTATGTTGAATTAATTGGTAAGGAGCCTTTGGAGGCTGAACTGGGGTATACGATTGAAGTCGGTACTCCACTTGAACTTCTGCTACTTGCACTTGACCTTGTGGTGCTGCGATAAGAGCAGCGTGAGCAGGGTATAGCTCAAGTGGAGACGACCACACTATTCACACTCTTTAATAACCATACTTTGACATTGTTTTCTTAGCTGGCTTTTTCTTAACTGCGCTAGGTTTAGCTGCGTATGCTGCTGCTGCTTTCTTACCTGTTTCGGTATAGGGAAACTTCTTTCCTTTTACGTTTGGCATTGTTACTTCCTTTTCTTCGCTGTTTTGGCTGATGTTTTAAAGTCCATAGCAGTTGGTGCGCCTTTCGCACCCACCTTCTTCATGGCCTCTCCCGATCCTGCTTTAATCCTTTTTTGTTTAGCGTTTATGTTTGAGTACAACCCCACGATCACCTCCTACCATTTTACTTTTGCCGACCAAAAGGCCGCACTGGTTTTGCCTTTAGCTATGTTTTTAGCGTGTCTAGCTTTGAAAGATTTGCGCTTTGCTGTCATCTCTTTCGATTCACCTGGCTTTGGTTTACCGGCGGTAGATGCGCCTTTTTCCCCAAAGCGAATCATTCTGTCTTTCCCGTTATCTTTAATAACAACTACATGGGATTTATTACCTTTGGCTGATGCTTTAGGTTTGTTGTACCCATCGAACCTTTCGCCCCCATAAAGTAATGACATAATTTATCCTTTATGG